GTCGAGCTTCGAGTTCCTCAATCCGCTTTGCCATGCGCTGCTGCTCTTCAACCATGACTGCCATTGCGTCCCAATCTGGATTAAAGTCGTTCTCAGGCTGCGCTAGTCTGGCGCGTAGTGCGTCGATAGTGTCACTGTAAATATCTTTATCACCCACGTACGTCAGCGCATCCAACGCTTCTTGAATTAGTTCTCTGTCGTTATTCATCAATGCACCTCAAACCATTTAGTAGGTTTGTTTTCCACCCAAAACGGGTTTACGCGAAACGTAACCCACGGACGATCAGGCCCAATTTGTAAATGCCGCGCACCAAAGCGCCAATTAATCCACAGGTTGCTCATTCTTTCCCCTCCGCTTTGGCGAGCGCATCGTTGACTACTTGCATGACACCATTTGTAAGGCGCAGCGAGCCTGTTTGAGAAGTGTGATACTTCAATCCGTACAATGCTTTCTCCAGCGCCTCCACCAACTCCGCGTTCATCTCATGCAATCGTTCATTATCTTTAACTACAGCATCATGTATTTGAATGTACGTATTGCACTTCTCTTGCCATTGCTGGTTTTCTTCATGCAGTCGGCGTAGTTCGGCAGCGGCTTGTTTACGATTTATAAGTTGACTTCCGACATTTAGCGTTAATATATTTGCCCACCTCAGTGCTTCCGATTGGTTGTTATTCATACCTGCCCCCTTGCGCGGATAGCTTCTGCACAATGCCTTGGAGTTAGTGATGGGTGCTCCCCAACTTCTCCACAAACCTTCGCACACGCCTCACGCTCCGCTGCTGCGACTAATTCAGCAAAGCGTTCAAGCAAATCTAAAAGCGATCCGCTTGTATAAGTCATACCCAATGAGTTCGACTCAAATCCAGCCTCCCGCGCCATGCGAATAATGTCATCTCGTGTCATTTCTTTCCTTTTTGCCTATCCGCTGCTAAGCAGCGGTTACCCTCTGCTAAGCAGAGACTTGTCATGACAATTGTTAATGTTTGTTCGGAGCAGGGGGTAGGTAGCGCAACATCGCCCTCTGCACCTCGTTCTTAAACTGGTCCTGTGTCTCTGGCTTACAGAGCAACACAAGCTCAATCCCCTCCTCTTCCAGCGGGCAATGAATCTCCCCGCCTCCCAGCACCGCTCGAATAATGTCTATCGTAAGGAACAGTTTTATCTCGGTCATTTTTTGCCTTGTCTCAGTACATGCCATGCAATGTCAGGCCGCATCTGCTCGGCCCTAATAGCTAACCCCAGATCGCGAGCCAGCTTTTCCAATGCCGGCACACGGTCCGCAGGTATTCTGTTGTTTCTACACCACAGGCTTACCGCTTGACTGCGGATTCCTAGATACTTGCCCACTACTGTGGGACCACCGAGCTTACGAATTATTTGGATAGGTTTCATGGCTTTGGATGATAGCGATACTATCAAATGAACGCAAGCTCAAAATTGTACAAAAAAAGACTTGCAGTGTCCGATAGCTATGCTATCATGCCCTTCACTTGTAGGAGGACACATGATTAAGAAGACACCTAGTTTTAACATTTTAGATTCTGAGTTTAAGTGGGTACCAGCTGCTAAGACCGATATACGTAAACGGTTTAGAAAGATTCAGGCTGAGTTGGCGAAGACCGCGAAGCTCGAGGAACAGACGGTAACCGACAACGTGACACCGATCAAGAGGTTTAAGTAATGCAGGCAAGCTACCGCACTTTCACTACCGAAGAACTGCTGGAAGAGTCTGATAAGCACTTCTCGAATCCGCTAATAGCGGAGCTGGCGCAGAGGATTCAGAATTTATTAGACAGACCACCGGAGGCGATTCAGTACCCCGATTGTGACTGCAACATAAACGACTAATAATAAGAAGGATGGCAAATGATTAAGTTGGAACTTACTATCTTCTCACCCGCTGAGATGATCGCTACTGCACGCTACCTTGAAGCGATGGCAGCTGCACGCGAAGAAGAACCGGGCCCCGCTGCGATTATTGGCAGCAACCCAATCGAGCCTAAGAAACCGGCTAAGGTTAAGAAGCCTGCGCCGGAGCCGATGCCCGAGCCAATACCGGAGCCGGAGCCAACACCCGAGCCCGAGCCGGAGCCAACACCCGAGCCCGAGCCGGAGCCGACACCCGAGCCCGAGCCGGAGCCAACACCGCCACCTGCGCCAGTCATCACTGTTGAAGCTGTTCGAGCGCGAATGTCCAAGTTAATTGATTCAAATAGGCTTGATGTTATTGAGGCTGCGCTTACAAAGTTTGGAGCGATAAACGTGTCCGGCGTAGCGCCATCTGAGTACGGCGATTTTATGGCAGAACTGGAGAAAATCTAATGGCAAAAGTTACAGTAGTAGTCTGGGATGAAGACGGCGAAGTAAAGACAACGGGCGACATCGATCCGCCTGATGCAGTGACAACCGGTGAAGTTACACCGGCTGCGATCATCGGCTTGTTCCTTCACTCGCACATGGCCCAGATATACAAAGCCGCGATTGAGTGGGGCCAAGGTAAGACCACGGACCCTGAAGAGCCGGTTGAGGTGGCGCCTAAGTTGTACATACCTGACGCGGATATCAAGCGATGAAAGAGTCAACCATTCAAGCCTTATCGGCTTTAATCACAGGCACCGTGCTTTGGTTTGGTAGCGCGTTTGCTGTCGGTCTGTGGCTTGGTTTAGTCGCCGGCTGGGCACGAATGATTTATAAGGGGATGTTATGACCAACACAGAAGATCAGGACCTGCGGGATATCTTTGCTGCCTTTGCCATGCAGGCACTCGTGCCGCTAGGTTACCGTGACGAGGCGCCTAAGATCGACGTTGCGATGGCGGCTTATGACGTGGCCGACGCAATGCTACTGGCAAGGAAAGTCAAATGACTGCACACGCAAAGCTGTCTGCGTCCGGGTCTGAGAAGTGGATGACCTGCACACCTAGCGCCCGCCTCGAGGAGAACTTCCCCGATGACGAGTCTGAGTTTGCAAAGGAAGGCACGTTTGCGCATGCTGTCTTTGAGCAAAAGCTGCTGACCTTCCTCGGCCGTGAAGTTGACCCGCTTGAGGACTCGCACTTTGACACGCCCGAGCTTCGCGACTATGTTACGGAGGCTGTCGAGTTCGGCATTGAGCGAATCAAGGCAGCTTACGAGCGTTGTTCGGACCCGAGAATTTTAGTTGAGCGCCGTCTGGATTTTAGCAAGTGGGTGCCTGAAGGTTTCGGCACCGGCGACTTGGTGATTGTTGCTGATGATCTGGTTGAGGTGCTCGACCTGAAATACGGGAAGGGTATCTTCGTTGGCGCCGAGGGCAATAGCCAGATGCGTTTGTATGGCCTCGGAGCCTATAACGAGAATTCGTTACTGTACAACATCAAGTCCGTACGGATGACCATCCTGCAGCCGAGACTGGATAACTATAGCAGCGAGGAGCTGGCCATCGATGACCTGCTTTCTTGGGCTGAGAATGAAGTCAAGCCAAAGGCAGCACTTGCTTGGGCTGGAGAGGGTGAATTTGTTGCAGGCGATCATTGCTCTTCGTGCTTTTGCAAGGCTCGTTTCCAGTGCGCTGCGCGTAGTGAGCAGGCCCTTGCCTTAGCACAGCAAAGCTTCTCGATGGTTAAGCCGGAGGTGCTGACACTTGAGCAGATAGCGATGGTCCTTGAGCGCGGCGAGACTGTATCGAAGTGGGTGTCTGATGTGCAGAGTTATGCACTAAAGCAAGCCGAGAAGGGTATCGCAGTGCCCGGCTATAAGCTGGTCGAGGGTCGTAGCAATCGGCGTTACAAGAGTCAGGACTTGGTCGCCGAGAGGTTGAAAGAACACGGCTTCAAAGAGGCGGCTATCTATGAGCGGAATTTACTTGGCCTGACCGCGATGGCCACCGCCCTTGGTAAGAAACGATTTGACGAAGTGCTAGGCGACTTGATTGAGAAGCCTACCGGCAAGCCTGTACTGGTGCCGAATGCAGACAAGAGAGAAGTAATAGAAAGTAATCATGGATTTTCGGCGATTGCCGATGACCGTAGCTGAGTCGGTAACTCAGCACTTAAACGCTAGGAGCGAATCATGGCATTAGAAGCACACAAAATTATCCTCAACAATGCACGCCTTTCATACGCGTACATCTTTGGCGAAGGTAAAGTTGGCGACAACGGCAGACGCAGCTGGAGCACGACTGCTTTGATCCCTAAGAATAGCCCGCAGGTGCCAGCCATCAAGGCTGCAATCGACGCGGCCAAAGCAAAGGACGCGCAGAAGGTAGGCAAGACCGGCATCAAGTCGCCTTTGCTGGACGGTGACACGAAGAACGACGACGGTGAATTTAAATACACCGGCGCCGAGAACCGTGGCATGTACCTGCTGCGCTGCACGAACTACAACCGTCGTCCGGTAGTAGTTGATCAGAACGTACAGCCAGTGATTGACCCTGACACGGTCTACTCGGGTTGCTACGCGAACGTGCAAGTGTCTTTCTACGGCTACAACAGTGGCACGAACAAGGGCATCTCTCCGGGCCTTGACGCTATCCAGAAAGTCAGAGACGGCGAGCGTTTGTCAGGCGGTAATGTAGACGCCGCGAGCGTATTCACTGCGGTCGCAGACGACTTCATGGCTTAATATTTCACGGGGGAAAGCGGATGCTGACTGATACGCCGAAAACGTAGGTCTTGAAGTCAGACGCAGCGAGTACCCCACCTAATTTATTGGAGAACACTATGCAAGAAACTAAAGAACCAAAATGGTTTAAAGACCGTGTATTTTTCGATCAACCTGCAAGCTTGGTCATCGGCGAATACAAAGATTATGTCGTGCCGTACAACTTGGCCACGCTGGCCGCAACACACAAACGTCGCGCCGAAGCAATTCGGAAACGTCCTTAATGAATAGCCCAGCCGGAGGTGGCGCACATAACACCGGCAGCGGGGGCCACGTCATCTTTCTGGTCGTCGTTCAGCGTGGTGACCCCGTACTTTTAAAAAGAAAGGATTTTTATGAACCCAATAAGATGTAAATTGGCAGTCGCTTTACGCACAGCACGAGCGGCAACAGGCTGGACCCAATCTGAGGTAGCCGATCACCTGCGTTTGCCTAAACAGGCGCTCCCTCGATTGGAAAGGGCTCTACAAAACATTAGTGCCGACTACTTGCTTATGCTTGTGAATTTTTATGCTGAGCGGGGGGTAAAGATAATTTACGCGGAAGAATCTTTCGTGCGTGTTGAAATTAATGACAAAGCGTTAGCTTGCGCGCGCCAGCGTTTAGAAGAGAAAAACGGATGACCAAACCACAAATTATCAGTATCCAAATGGTGCCGGCCGGTGTTGAGCTGGTACTGCAAGCGTTGAACAAGTTGCCCCGCGAACAGAGCGACGGCCTGTTTATTGAAATCTTTGGGCAGTACAAGGCTCAGGTTTTACCGGCAGCTGAGGAGCCGACAGAGTGACAACCCTACGCATTGACCTTGAGACTTATAGCAGCGTTGACTTGAAAAAGTGCGGCGTGCATAAGTACGCAGAGTCGGATGACTTCGAGGTCATGCTGTTTGCCTATGCCTTCGACGACGAGCCAGTGACCGTCGTCGATCTGGCAATGGGACAGAAGTTGCCGGCAAGGGTTGTCTCGGCTATCAATGACCCGGCTATCATTAAGGCTGCCTATAACGCGGCCTTCGAGATTACCTGTTTGAATTGCCACTTTCAAATGCAACTTGACACAACGCAGTGGCGTTGTACTAGCGTGCATGCTTTATACCTCGGCCTGCCCGGCAACCTTGCTGATGTCGGTAAGGTCATGGGCCTTGCAGCCGACCAGCAAAAGAAGTCAATCGGCTGGCAGTTGATCCGTTACTTTTGCCTGCCATGCAAGCCGACGATTAAGAACGGTGGCCGCACTCGCAACCTGCCGCATCACGACCCGGCTAAGTGGCAGCTGTTCGTAGACTACTGCGCCGGCGACGTGGTCGCTGAGAGGGCGATTGCCACAAGGCTGGCCAAGTTCCCAGTCCCTGCAAAAGAGTGGCGCCTGTGGGCCCTTGACCAGCGCATGAACGCCTACGGTCTGATGCTTGACCGTAAGCTGGTGACGAATGCTATTGAATGCGACGGTATCTTCAAAGAGAGGATGCTCGCCGAGGCGGTCCAGCTGACTGGCCTATCTAATCCGAACAGCCGCAACCAGCTACTTACTTGGTTGCAGGCTGAGGAAAGCGAAGACATCAGCGACATCACTAAAAAGAACGTCCCTAAAATTCTCGAAGCAACCGACAGCGCGATTGTGCGTCGGGTGCTCAAGCTGCGCCAAGAACTAGGCAAGACGAGCGTTTCGAAGTTTGCAGCGATGGAGCGTGCTGTCTGCAAGGACCATGCGGTCAAGGGCCTGACCCAGTTCTACGGCGCCAACCGCACCGGTCGTTGGGCTGGCCGTCTCGTGCAGGTGCAGAACCTGCCTCAGAACAAGCTTCGCGATATCGACCTTGCCCGTCAGATGGTCAAGGCCGGCAAGTACAACCAGCTTGAGATGCTATTCGGTAACGTGCCTGACACCCTGTCTCAGTTGATCAGGACCGCGTTTGTTGCACGGCCCGGGAATAAGCTTGTGATCGTTGACTTCAGCGCCATCGAGGCCCGCGTCGTGGCTTGGCTGGCTTGGTGCAAGTGGCGTCTCGAGGTGTTCAATACGCACGGCAAAATCTATGAGGCTTCGGCTGAGCAGATGTTCAAGCTGCCGCCCGGTAGTGTAGACAAGCGTTCACCTTACCGGTTCAAAGGCAAGGTCGCGGAGCTGGCGCTAGGCTACCAAGGTGGAGCAGGTGCACTGATTACGATGGGCGCCTTGGACATGGGTCTTACTGAGGAAGAGCTCGAGCCGATCAAGGTTGCATGGCGTATGGCCAACCCGGAGGTCGTCGAGTTTTGGTACGACTGCGAGGCTGCGGCCAAGGCTGCCGTGCTTAACAAGACAGTGCGCGTGCTGAAGGTGGCAGGCGGTAAAGCCGAGCTGCAATTTAGCTACACGTCGGGCATGCTGATGATCCATCTCCCGTCAGGCCGCGCTCTGGTGTACTCCAAGCCACGCATCGAGACGGCGGACCTGAAGCGAGACAAGACTGACGGCACGAGCTTTACTGTTGCGCGGTCAGGGTCTCTCACATACGAGGGGATGGACCAGAAGACAAAGCAGTGGACCAGACTCTCGACCTACGGCGGCAAGCTGGTAGAGAACATCACTCAGGCTATCGCAAGAGACCTTCTTGCCGAGTCAATGCTTGCCCTTGATGACGAAGGTTACACCCAGCTCACGACCGTGCATGACGAGATCATCATGGAGGAATTGATTGACGGACCGAGGAACGTGAAGACAGCCGAGGAAGTGATGGGCCGACCGGTCTCATGGGCACCCGGCTTACCGTTGCGCGGTGACGGATTTGAAACGCAGTATTACATGAAGGAGATTGACTGATGGGCGACGTAGATGCAATTCTGAGTGAGCGCGGCTTACGTTACGGGCTGTTTAAAAACCACGCAAGCATATCGCAGAAACTCAAATTTGAGATGCAGGTCCATGAAGGTTGGAACCGATTGGATAGTGACCAACGTGAGGCGCTCGAGATGATTGCTCATAAGATCGCCCGCATACTAAACGGCGATCCTGACTATGCAGATTCATGGGTTGATATTGCCGGCTATGCGCAGCTTGTTGCAGGCCGCCTTAGCGGAATTGTCCGATGAGTGTACCTAAAGTTCTGACACCTGAAGACCTATCACCGCTATTGCGTAGAACCGCAGCAACAATTAAGGTTGATGCTAGACGCCGGCCAGAGTCACTGCCACCGAGGCTTAGAATACCGGGCAGCGGCAGACTGCTGTGGCTGGAAGACGATGTTATTGCATGGTTAAAAACTTGCCGGGTAGGTAAATGAGACGCATCAGACCAGACGGGGATTTTGTTGCAGCTTATGCGAACCGCATGAAGCAGCTATTGCACGAGCGTGCGGCACTGCCTCATGAGGAGCTCGAGTATTTAGTTGAGGCGATCTCCAAGCTAAAGGACGAGCGGCTTAAAACCTGTGTTGCTGAGCTGATTGGATGGGGTGACGAAGAGCGTGCAGAGATCGAGACCTTCGTTGCCATTGCGCTGGAGGTAATGAAGCGCACGAACGTATCAAAGCTGCGTGAGTGTGCGCAGATTGTTGAGATTAAATATTGGGTAAAAAATGACGGACAGAGTAAAGACGACACTCGCGGTTGACATGTCTACGGGTGAGCGGTTCTGTACCCACTGCGCCTCGCGGCGGCCACTGCGTACAGGTGGCGAATGGGTACATAGCAGGGATGGATTAACGCGCCGCTGGAAATGCGGAGAGTGCTGGCAAAAGATAATAGAAAGACGCAATGACCGAAATCGCTCAAGCAACAACTGATCAGCTGTATTTTAGAGACCCTGATATTGATCCACCTCCGCGTGCGGTTAGCCTGCTGCTATTGAATCCCGGCGGTGTGCTGATCGTGGGTAATTGGACTGATGATTGTTTAGGCTGGTGTCCAAAGCCACGCATCCCTCGCAGCATCAAAGACAAAATTACAGGAGAAAAGAGATGATCATACGAGCAGCAGAAATGACAGCGCCTCTTGGGAAAAGAGGCAGGTCTGCAAGCAGAAGTCATGTGCTGTTTGACTATTTGATTGAAACCTACAACCTGAAAAACAATGCGGGCTTAGCTGAAGCGATTGGGCTTCTTGAGCCGACAGTTAGTCGGATACGAAATAAAATACTTCCTATCTCAGCGGCTACGATCCTTGCCATCCACGATGCAACTGGGATGACAATAGCAAAGATAAAAGAACTGGCAGCTCAATCATGAACTACCTTGTTCTTTTATTTATCTTAGGCTCGACGTTAGTCGGTCTCGGGGTATTCTGCGCGGCGATATGCGCAGCGGTTTACCTGATGAGCGATAACTGATTATTTAGGTTCTTTACCTTCGACGGTTAAACCTTCCTTGAGACGGCTCTTCTTTTCTTGGAGCGTCTCACGTTCTTTTTCTGCCGCTTCTTCTGTTACGGCGCCGGACCCTTCAAGCCTATTGATGCGCTTGATCTTCATGTCCAGCTCACGTACCAGCTTGCTGCGCTCAGACTTACTGATCTCCTCAGACAGCTCGAGGTCAACAGGCTTGATCTTGATGCCGACCGTGTTTGCCAAGGCATAACCCGGCTGCACTGGCAGGCCACCTTTATCGACACCTGTGTAGCCAAGCACAGACTGGCCAGTGGTGTTGGCAATCACGTTCATTGCCCGGTCCCAATGGTAGTTGCCGATTGCAACCGCAGGTGCGAACTGCTGCCACATCCACTTGGCCCGTTTCTGACCGGCCTCTGCGCTGGTGTCTGACTTGTCAACGATGTCTTTACCGAAGAACGAATCTTTATTCCAGAGCATTACGCCAAGCGTATTAAGGATTGGATTACTAGGCGTTATCGGTTGCAGGATTGGGATGCCGCCAGCGTTTGCATGCGCGTCGAGCAAGTCACCGCCCGGGAATACGCGGCTAACGTCAAGGAACAACGGGAGGTTAGTCACGTCGTCCATGCCAAGGCGGATCGCCTTCGGCGTGCCGAGAGTTGCACTGTAACCCTTCATCCAATCTGGCAGGTTTTTACGCTCTTCAGACTCGAACTCTTTTACGCGATTTCTAAACTCAGGGTCGGTGACATACCGGCGAATCACAGTCCACCAGTCTTCATCTTCTCCGCCGCCAAGAGACGCGGCCATAGCGTACATTAATGCGTTGACCGTGTACAAGGCACCGGCTGGAGCAGCGTAGCGCCAAGGCGTCTCTAATGCCGTGCGGACCAGAGGCGGCACGACCTTGTAGGTGTACGCAAAGAACGGCAAAGCGAAGTCGCGCAAAGCTCGAGCGGTCTTCGGCATGTCGTCGTAAGTGAACAGGAATTGCTGCGAGAATTCAACCGAATCATCGACGCTAATTCCGCGCTTGCGGGCATCGCGGTAAATCAGATAGCGGAAGAAAGTATCCTCAGCTTGGTAAGCTTTGCCCGCTGGCTTACGAACAAACCACGACATTGCGTTCCAGACTGTATCGACGCCTCGCTTGAGTCTTGACTCGCTGACCTGAGCCAAAGCTTTTAGCTGCTCAGGCATCTCGTTCAGAAGTTCTGCGCGGTTAAACGTGCCGCCGAATAGGCCAGCATCTAAAGCCTCATCGACCATCGGATCGTTCTTAACCAAGTCACGGATTGCGCCTGCGTATTTACCGATGTCCCAATATGAGACTCCGGCAAAGTGCGCCATCGTCAAGTTGGACAGGACGTTGTTCGCGTGTGATACAGGATTCAGGACGGTCTTGCCTTCCTTCCACATCGACAAGCCTTTGAGGTACATCTTGATCAGCTCTGATTGCTGACTGTTGTCAAAGCCTGACAGGTGGTCCATGATCTCAGCCGGCACCCACTTACCGGCCAGCTTCCCGTATCTACGGGCCATCGTGTCTTCGACCTTAGTCGTCGGCACTTGGATATAACCCGGCTGCTCTTTCTTGCTGGCGTAGTCTTTGGCAAGGTTCTCGTACAGGCGGCCAAGAGCGATGTCTCGCTGCGACTTGTTGTAGCCCATCACGAAGCGGAACATTGCGTCCCGAATCTCGCCCATGTCATCACGCTCTTTGCGCGTGTAATCGCGCCAGACGGTGACCACCTCGTCAGTCGCCGGGTCGTATGCCTCATCCCGAACTTCCCAGCCTTCGTCTAGCCAGTCTTGCAGGTCCTCGACCGGTACGTTCTCAAACATACCTCGAGACTTTAGACTGGAGCCGCCAATACCCTGCATCGTTTTCTGCCGGCCGAACAAAGCCTTAGCGGCCTTTGCCCATGACTTGACTTCATCGCCAAGCTTTTGCTCGTAGAAACGTGGGAGGTACTTACCGTCCCAACGACCAGCGGCGCCGGGTGATAGCATGCCCAGACGGACAAGCTCAGCGGACTGCTCTGACATAATTGATTGGATTGATGCGGCCAGCTCGAGCACATGCTTGGCTGGCTTTGATCCGCGCTTGAGCTCGCCTTCGATGATGTCACTGATCATCTTCCGCTCTTGCTCCGGCAGGTCTTTCATCTTGCTGGCCACGTCAACGGTCAGCCTCTGAGCGCGTTCGACTTCGGCTTTCATCTTGCGCATTGCACGGCTAAGCTCAGGACTCACTGGCTTCAAGCCGATACGGTCGAGAACATTATTGGCTACATTAGCGGCCAGATTGTATGCCTTCGCACCTGCACCGAAACGGAAACGGCCAAGCTCATCACGGCTAAGAATCCAGCCTTCGGTCTCTTTGCCGCGCTGGCTAAAGCTTACGGTGTCTCGCTCTCCGCCAAGCTCGCGCCGCCTTTGAACGCCTTCTCTACGCCGGCCTTCAGTCGGTGCAGCTTTAGTCGCAGTGCTTCCGGGACCGGGCGTGTAGCCTTCGAGCGTGGTTCTGCTGATGATGCCGCTGATTCGGCCGGCTTCGTACTCTTCATTGGTGACATCTATTAACCTCTCTTTCAACCCCTCTACATTAACACGAGGGATACTTGCAAGTGGCGCAACTTCTGCTCCAGCTGGGCCACGGGAGTTATCAATTGCAACAATCTCAAAAGCCGGATCGTCGCCGAAAGTTTCCTGCAACTTGCGGATGGCTTCACTGGAACCGGCATGCCCTTTGACCAAGGCAGCGACTGGGACTGTGCGCCCGGTCTTCATTGCTCTTGGGAATACGCCGTTCTTTACGGCCTCTGCTGGGTCGCGGTAGACGTAGGAGATGAGCACGCCATGACCGGCGTCGAGCGCCAACTGGACACGCCTCTTCGCGCTGTCGTAGCTGGACATGGTGCCGTCGTAAACGATGTCCGCTGCATTAAGGCGGTCGCCTAAGAACTTCTGCACGCTAGACTTACCAGCTCCACCGCCGCCAGCCATGAATGCTACGACTCCGTTCGGGCCAATCTCTTCAACGCGCTTTGCGTAAAGCTTGTCGATGAAATTACCTACGGCCTCATGCACCTCGGACGCACGCGAACGATCTGCGCGGTACTCTGGCGACAGCTCTCGAGCAATGTCAGCGTCCAACACCTTACCGCCGTCTGTGCCCTTGAGGTTGTTGTACTCTTCGGTTAATGCATCGAAGTCGTTATCGACGCGGTCTTGCAAGGCGTCGCCGATGTCGCCTTCACGACGTTGGAAGCGGATGTCTGGATTGGTTACATCAAACGTGCCGACGTTGCCAGTGGCGGATTTGATTTGCTCAGGATCAAAGGCAATAAAGACGCGATGTTTTACGCCGTCAGATTTCACACGACCGCCACCCATGTGAGTAATGCCATCGAAACCCATACTACGCAGACCCTCTTGCATCATCTCAGCGCCTTCGTAATCGGGTACCTGCTGATCAATGATCATTTCTTCGGCTGCTCGATACCAGCTTTCGTTGGTGGTCCCACCATTGTGATACGCGTCAATGCCGTCGAATTGTTCTTTCCATGCACTAGCGTCTGCCAGTGAGTCCATATCCAGAGGGTTCTTGATTGAAAGAAACACGGGGTAGACACTGGGGCTAGAGCCTCGTCCCTTGTTGCTATAGCTGCTTGCCACACTCGGGTCTGCTGTAAAGTACCCGCCCATGCCCATCAGTCCGTAGTTCGATGCGTAAGTATCAAAGTACGTAAAAGCCTCGCCTGATTGATCAGCGTTTGTTCCGTGATACACCACCAGCGGCTCGCCGTTAACATCCACTACTTTGCTGTCTTTAAAGAACCGTTTGAATTCCGGCGTCTCTGTTTGGCGTTTACTAAACGCCGGCAACTCTCGAGCAGGTAGGAATTCAGCAAGACCGCCCTTGACCAGAAACGCTTTAAGCGCAGGCTGGCCAACAATCTTTTCAGTCGATCCATCCTTGCGTTTAAAGGTGTAGGTACAAGTCATCTCAGCCGCCCATCTCCTGATCGATTAGCAACATTCCAGCCTTGTCTTGATCTACAAGCTGGATGCGGGCTAAGAGATCGCCGTACTCGCCAACACTGGTGCGCTGAATCTCGAGGAACTGAAGCAAGAATTGCTGGACCACTGGGTCAGAATCGGCTTGCTTGTACCAGTCCATGTAGTCTTCATACAATTGCAGCTCGGTCTCGTACCCTAGTTCGACCGCGTCGCTCAGGGTATTGATAGGCTCATTCATTGCCTCGATGGCAGGCACCTTGGCCACACCACCGACGTCATTCAGAAACTGCACATGAAGCTGGTAGTGCGCCAACTCGGCTGCGCTTTCGGCGGCAAAGAATTTCTGTGCGCCAAAGTAGCCGATGCGTTGCAGCTGGTTAGCAATGTGCTTGTACAGGTTCGAAGCGTAAAGCTCCGAATGAATGGCGTCATCAATCAAAGCCTTGAGGCTGCTATCGATAATCATTTTGGGTGTCATATTAAACCTCAATCACAGTTGATCGAAACCGCGCCGGAGTCTTCCAACTCGGACAGGATATCAAGGAAGTTGTCCTGCACATAGTTAATTTGCGCAGCATCGGGACGTGCTTTAACGGCGGCCTCAGCGCGGGTCTTGGCAAGACCGCGTTTGTTTAGGCCGGCAAATAATTCTGCTAAAGGTTTAGCCTTAGCTTCTTGTGCTAATTTTTCGGCAACACGCGGCCCGACGAAAGCTTCCCGCTCTTTTCCTTTGAGAGGGCCAGTGCTTTCACCCTTTGCGCCAGCCTTTGCAGCTGGTCCGGCGACTTTGCCGCCAGCCATTTGTCGTGCTGGTCCTGATCCAGATTCGGCTGCTGCGCTGATTCGTTTTCCATCGAAACCCTCTTTTGTCAAAAGCGACTTCGCCGCTCCGGCGTAGTCTTGGCTAGTAACACGTAGTTTAACACCCAGCTTTTTATAAAGCTCTTGTTCTGGGTACCAGATCAAAGCTTGCAAAGCAGCGGGTGGTACGCGCTTGCCGGTCTGCTGTTCCACCAGCTCTACCATTTGGCGGACCACGTCTCGCAGGCGTTGGCGTTCGCCGCCTCCGCCCGGTGAATCCTTTGGCTTGTCTGCCGATTTTAAAATAGTACCGGCTGCTCCGACAAGATTTGTTTTGTATCTTTCTTTTGAATCAAACTTGGCACGCTCTTTTATAAACTGCCTGTTGTGCAAACTGTTTACAGCTCGAGCCAAAGCGATAGCGCCGTCGTCCGACTTCATCGCTTCATCTACTAAAGCTTGGTCGAAGTCGGCAGCAAACAGCCCCCTACTAGAATCGCCCTTCTCTGCAATAGCACTGCGAAGGTTGGCTACTTGCTTAGCAAAAAGCTTTTCATCAAACGCCGGCAACTTACCAGTCAAACGGCCAATGGTTCGCATGAACCACATGTCCATAGTTACCGGCTCGAAATTACCTGACAGGTTACTGTAGAAACCGAAACCAATCTTGGGACCAAACACTGCCGAGCCAAGCATCTTCTCGTTCATCGACTCGCCGCTAATCTTAAAGCCTATGCTTTCAAGTTCGCGCTTGGTAAATTCCGTTTGCAAGAATCGGCGAAGCAGGTCCGGTCCCATCTCTTCGAGCAGGCTGTTAGCTAGAGCAAAGTTCTTACCCATAGCTGGAGCAGACTTACCAGTGCCTACTTCAGGGAACTTCCCGGTCTTACGGAAAGCTTCGTATTGATTTGAGGCATACCGCAAATTGTCTTCCACGTTCATCGTCTGGGACGATATCGCGGTAGCTATCAGGAATGCGTTCCGAGCATTTTGATCCGTGTTCAATTCCGGATACTTGACCGCCATAGTGCTCAGCGTTCTTCTGACAGTCTCGTCGTACCATTCGACCGCATTGCCTGCGCTTTTAATCGCGGCGATTGCTTCAGCCGCCATCATCTTGGCTACGGTCGTGCGGTCTTCCGGCTTATTTAAATCGAGGGAAGACATGCCTGCATCGCGATAGCG